AAAGCTGTACGCAGCTGCAAATGCACCAGGTCAGAATGGTAGACTGGGAGTTGATGATGTTGAAGCTATCATTAACATGCCTAATATTCCAGCTGTAGATCAGTCTCTAATGGACATGAGCCTAGATGATTATGCTAGAAAGACATATGGTGCTAGTACCACTACACAGGCGGCTGTACCAGAAGATGATACAAGCGCTGTAGGGCAACTGTTTGGCTTTGGTGCTAAGAAACGTGTTAAGCAGGAGCTTGCTGAGCAGGACTTTGGTAGTGGCATGACTGTAGCTGAGATTAACAGGCTTGCTAAACAGGAGGAGTATACGTCACTCATTCCTGGCGCTACTATGTTGTTCACTGAGCGCAACATGTTTGATACAGATAAAGCCTTTGACTTCTCTAAGAAGATTACAGATGTTACTGCAGATGCGATTGAGGGTGATCAGGCAGAGGCTTATATTAAAGCAGCTAGACTAGAAGCTATGCAGCCTGGTATGACTACTGCTGAACAAATGGCTGCTGCGAACAAAGCAGAAGCACAGGCTATCAAAGATCTACAGATAGTGGCTGCTAAGCCGCTCATTGACTACTTTGCTGATGTGTATCATGCGGGTAAGTTCTTTGATAATAAACTTGCAATACAAACTATCGAAGGTGTTATGGGTGAGGGGTATGTAGATACTCTAAAAGAGATGTACTCTATTGAAGCACCTGATGGTGAAGATACTGCTCCTGTAGAACCTGCAGCGGCAGAACCTGTAGAGCCTGTAGTAGAAGAACCAGCGCCTATAGAAGATGTTACTCTTACTGAACCTGTAGATGAAGACTCAGAACAAGATGAGAAATATCCCACTGCTGCTCCATTCGATGAAACAGGCATGAAGCTTGTAGAGCAGGCTATGGAGGGTCAGTTCTTTGATGGTAACTACTCAGATAAGTATACTCGTGCTCAATGGGATGAAATGAGTAGAGCAGAACGTAGGGAAAGAGGGTTACCTGAATCACCTGCTGGTGGCTTTTTGAACTTCTACTTCCGTGATGAGCTTGATGAACTGATAGCTCCTTCTGTTGCAACTCTGAATATTATACGTAATGCATCTGATCCTAATTATAAAATTAAGATTAAAGGTAAGTTGGGTGCATTTAACATAACTGCAGAGCAACTAAAGCTACTAGATGAGTCTTACTTTATTGGAGAGAGTCCTAGAATTACTATTGAAGAGTATTCAGAAGGTGAAGATAGAGTGAGAAAGAATATATCTCGTAAAGACCGTAAGATTTTTGAGGCAAACTCATGAGCTACGAAGAATCCTTAGCACGGCTTAATGCCTTTAAAGCTTCTACACCTATAACTACAGAGGTAGAAACGTCTAGTAACTTCTCACTAGATCCAAGTATTACTCTAAAGAAGGATGATCTTAAGAAAAACTACGAGTACACCACAGCCATTCGTGACTACATGGTAGAGCGTAAGGGCGTGGACTATCAGGAAACAGATGAAGACACCCTTGTAGAAGACTTCATAGATCACATGCGTTACTTCAACGCTAACACTGTATCAACAGCTGGTGAGGTACGCTTCATTAGTAAGGCAGATGATAGACGTAAGGCAAAGGCTGCTAGGGCATACCAACTGTATGATCAGCTAGGTAACGTGTTTGTGAATGACGGTATCATGGGTGCTGTAGATGGTATCAAAGACTATGTGTTTGCTGCAGCATCTGACCCTACAAACTATATTGGTATAGCTACTGGTGGTGTTGCTCGTGCTAGTGCCGCTGGTCTTAGCGTTACTGGTAAGCAACTAATCAAAGCATCTGTACGTCAGGCAGGTAGAGAGGCACTTAAGAGTGGCGCTACTAAAGCTGCAGCTAAAGAGGCAGGTGAACGTGCTGGTATGGAAGCTGCACGTAGGGCTGTTGAGAAGGGTATGACTTCCCGCCAATCAAAGCAGGCTTACAATGAAGTATCCAAGCGTGTAGCTACTGAGGGACGCCGTGCCTTAGCTAAAGATGCTATGCTAATGCAACAGAAAGACTTGTTCGCTGCAGCATCTAAGACTGCCCTAAAGCAGACTGTTGCACTAGACGCTACGGCTGCTGTACTACAGGATGTCATGGCGCAGAATGTTATGCTTGAAGCAGGTGCACAGGAAGAGTATAGCGCTCTGCAGACAGGCTTTGCATCCCTACTTGGTGGTGTTGCTGGTGCTGCACAGTTAGGCTTTGGTAAGTTTCGTGGTGCATCTGGCTTAGAGGATACAGGCTCTTCCCTAGAGAAGGTTTCAAATGCTGTGATTGAAGAGGCTGCACCTACTCTTAACAAAGAGCAGTCAAAGAAAGCAGCCAAGGCTATCATGGATAGTGTTGACTCTTGGAATGATAAAGTAGCTAAGGGTAGCGCCTACTCAGCAGATGCTATGCCAGCAGATCTTATCAAGAATATCATGCTAGGTGATGATGGCGCAGGTGGTCTAGCTAAAGTGTTCAAAGACTCTGGCTACGGCATTGATCGTGGTAAGACTATCTCAGATGTAATTACAAATGTTGTACGTTACATCCCAGAGGAAGAGCTTAATCGTATCAATGAGGGTATGTTAAAGTACTCAGGCATTCAGTTTGGTGAATTAGGTAGCTCTAAAGTTAAGATGGGTGACATGCTTGCCAAGAGAATTAACGAAGCAGGTAAGACTCTGAACGTTATGTCTCAGGTACGTAAAACCCTAGACGCTGGTATTGTTGCATCTAAGGATAAGATTGATGCAGCAGTAGAAGACATTGATGCTAAAGAAGCTGTCGGTGCTGAGCTACAGAAGATGAACAAGTCTGACAAGTACAAGTACGGTCAGTCTGTGTGGAAGCGTTTGCTTGTTTCATCCCCTGCTACAACAGCCTTGAACATTGCAGGCTTCTCTCAGTATTATGCAGGGCAGACTATGGCTGATATGTTTAACTCTATTACCCTAGGTATCAAGGGTGTAGGGCAGATGGCATATAACCCACGAGCTGCAGAGGAAACGTTCCGACAAGCAAGGGCATTAACAGCAATACAAGGACAGAAGATCCGTAACCTGTTAGACCCCTTCACTACTCACGATGAGTACATGAAGTTCTTGGATAAGAATAGTGACATTCAGAAGATCTTGTTTGAGACATTATCTGGTGGTGTCGAGGGTACATCTAAGCGTTATGGTATTGACCCTAACAGTAAGCTGTTCAGAAACGTAGAAGCCCTTACTACAGCAGCGAACCAGATCACAGGTGTACGTGTACAGGATAGCTTTACTAAGTCTCAGATGTTTATGACTGAGCTTGATAAGTACCTGCGTGTTGAGAAGAAGATTACCCTCAAGGAAGCTCTTGTATCAGGTAAACCTATTGATGAGGATGCACTGGGTGCTGCACTTGATGGTACACTACGGTCTGTGTTCTCTAAGGACTACACCAAGAACCAAGAAGGTATAGGTAGAGAGTTGTTTGAAACAACAGCTGGTCTTGCTGAGAAGTTCTCTAACACACCTGGCTTAGGTACTATCCTGCCCTTTGGTCGATTCTTTAACAACGTCCTTGCCACAGCATATCAGTGGTCACCTTTGGCTGCACCTGAGCAGCTTGGTAAGTTCATGGCTCGTACCATTAAGCGAGAGGGTACAGACCTTACAGAGCGTGAGGCATTTGCTCGTATGACTGTAGGTACTGCAGCTATCTATGCAGCAGCTGAGTTTGATACAGAGCGCCGTGAGAAAGGCTTAGCCTATAATGAGATTGAAGTAGGTGGTGGCACTATCATTGATGCTCGTAACACCTTCCCCTTCTCTCTGTTCTTGGCAGCAGGGCGCATCTTTAACATGAAGCGTAATGGTGAGGAAGTACCAAGCGAACTACTCCAAGAGCTAGGCACACAGGTTGCTGTAGGTCAGCTTGCACGTGATGTACAGTTTGGTAATGATATTAACAATATCCTAGATGTAATGTTTAATGCTGATGAGGGCGCACGTGGTGCGTCACTTGATGCAGGATACAAGGTAGTGGGTAACTTACTAGCAGGTGCTACACGTCCATTAGATGCAGTCAATAAGATCGTTGGCTTCGCTATGGGTACAGATACAGCAAAGGATGTGCGTCAGGCAGAAGGTGTTAACATGTTAAGCCAGTCTGCTACAAAGTACATAGACAATATCCTTGAGGCTTTCATTGATAAGACAGATACTATCACAGGTGAGGAGCTACGCATTGCTACTCGTGAGGGTGAGATTTATGATGCCAATCCCTTTGCTCGTATCTTTGGTATCACGGTAAAGCCAGGACGCACCGCATCTGAGAAGGCATACTCTATGGCTGAGATGTTTCCTTGGGAAGCTAATGAGCGCAGCAAACTACCAGCCTATGACAAGGCACTCAATGGTATGCTTGCACCAGCACTAGAGCGTAAGACTCAGCAGCTTATCAATAGCCCCATGTTTAAGGAAGCGAACCTAATAGGACGCCGCCGTATGCTTAAGCAAGTCATGAAGGATGCCAAGAAAGAGATCAGAGGCTTGATGGAAGAAGGCTATGGTGGCGCAGACAATATGCGCTTACGCTTAGCGAGTAAGGCTGGTAGGGCTGGCGGTAGTAAAGAGATACGACGTGAGGCTGCTAAGATAATGAAACAGCAGCATGGTGTAACAGGCTCACTAGAGGACTACAACTTTGCTGAGATAGACTTATTCATAGAATACGCTGAATATCTCAAAGAGATCTACGATGAATCAGCTAAGTTATAAATGAGAGAGGGGAGCAATTAAGCTCCCCTTTTCTTTATCTTATACCATGTCGTTTAGCACAGTGTTTTGCCCATAGCTGACATGCAGTTAAGTGCTCTAGTGCTTTGTCTCTTTCTGCACTTTGCCAGAGAGTCTTGTGTATATGTAACTCAAGATCTGATATATGAATAGCTAACTCATCATAAAACTTAATGCGCCTACCTTCTACGTGTGCTTTCGCTTCTTGTTCTAGTTTCATTTAGATGCTTCTTCCTGACTCAAATGTGTACAGGCTCTTTATGATAGTAGCCTTTGTATCTTCACAGACAGAGGCGTTCTTACTCAAGTTCTCCTCTGCGGGTATTACCTGTAAGTTACCACTCCAGTGAGGCCCACCATCTGCTAGAGGCCACATATGATCTACGTGATGCTGTACTCCTGTGGCTTCACTTAAGATGGTACGCAGTTTGTATATCTCTACTAAGCGTTTCTTCTCATGAGGGCAGTCACGCAGGTGTACGGGTACTTGTTTTCGTTTTAGTGCCCTATACTTTGCAGAGTTATTCTGGAAGATGTGTTTATTCTTTTTCTGGTATTCCCTACGTTTTCCTGATTCAGCGTATTTCTTAGAATACTCTTTAAGAGGCTCTTTATTAGCAAGGGCCCACCTTTTAGTAGATGCCAAACACCTATCTCTATTAGCTGCATAGTAGGCTTTTGATGCGGCTGAGAGTCTTTCTTTATTATCTTCACGATAGCGTTTTTGTCTTTCAGATATTTTGTCTTTGTTTATTTTTCGGTATTCTTTCAACCTTTCTTTATTATTTTCTCTCCAAGCAGTACCTAACTCTTGTGCTTTTTCTTTATTATCAACGTACCACTGTTTATTCTTAGCACTAATTTTATCTTTATTAGCAAGATAGTAAGCTCTATAGTAAGCTTTCTGCTCTTCTTTGGTCTTAGCCATCACAAACCTTCCTTCATAAATACCTTGACCCACTCAGCACAGATACCACTACGCACAATGTCATCAATACCAAACTCTACTACTGGTACATAAAGCATATACTTCTTAGCTAGGTGTATGATCTTAGCTAGACCAGACGTACCCTTCAAGTCAGACTGCTGGATGTCACCATTGAGTACAATAGTACTGCCTTCACCTACACGTGTCAACAACATCTTGATCTCTGGTATGTCAATGTTCTGTGCTTCATCTACAATAATGAACGCATTGTCAAAGCTACGCCCACGCATCAACGCCAGTGTAGCTACTTCAATGTTACCATTCTTTACACCTGTATCAACAGCGCCACGCCCTAAGTGTTTAATCAGTACGTCCAATACAGGCAACGCCCACGGCTGTGCTTTCTCTTCTAGAGTTCCTGGCAGAAAGCCAATGTCCTTACCCACAGCTACGTGAGGACGTGTGATAACAATCCTGTCAATCTCTTTGGTAGTATATAGATCTGCTGCACATGTAGCTGTAACATAAGTCTTACCTGTACCAGCGGGGCCAAGTATTAGCACCTGCTTACTAGATTTAATAGCTTTAATTAGCTTACCCTGATTGACCGTCTTAGGGGTGATACCAGAGGTAGGCTTAGAAGAGGCTCCCTTGTAGGTTGTCTTCCTTCTCGTGCGTGTCGGCTTTGATAACGGTTCGATGTTGTTCATCTAGATTATCCAGTATTGTTATTGCTTGTTCTACTGACATTTTAAACCATTCACCCTTACAGTCAATAGACAAAGGTAACGCCTTAGTGTGGGCCTCTTTCTCTGACTTACGCCTGTCATTAGATGCAACGTAGTGCTCCAACACAAAGTCACGCATAGGGCTGCTTGTTTGATACCCGTTTAAACGATCCTCTGCGTCAATAGCCATACCTATCTTAACCCAGCCAAGCCATGCTTTGTTTGTTATGACATAGACGTAGCCCTCTTTAATACTATCTAACTTATACGTACCCTCAAAGGCTGCATCATTAAACGTCTTGTATCTACCAGGTTTGTAAAAAGGATGTTTACGTGATACGTACTTGCCATTAACATACATGCGTGTAGGGTTTTTAATCAGGCGGTTAGGATTACAGCAATCTTTACACTGTGTCCTACCCATACTACGCCAAGAGGGTTGCCAATTATTGTCTGACAATGTTACCCCACAAGTATTACATGTGCTCATTACATACTCCTACATTAAAGAAAAGCCCAGCGCCGTAACGCTGAGCCTTATATCTTACTCTGTTTCTGTACCAGTAATTAGTTCTTTACCTGCATCGTAAGCTTCACTGCCTTTCTCAATAACGTACTCACCCGCTGGTATTACAATCTCCTGAGTAACCCCCAATGAGATGAACACTGTTACTGCGAATATAAATAGTGCTTCCATTTTTTACTTCCCTTTAAGATGTTGGGCTAACTCTGTATAACCGCCTATGTGATTACCTTCGTTGTCCCAGATTTGTGGTACGGTATTCATACCTGCTTGTTTAAGTAGTGTCAATAGCCATTTACTACTTGGTGAATTAAGTGAGTAGGCCGTGAAGCCTACCCGTTTTTCTCGTAACAAGTCCCTTGCCTTAGCGCAAAACTCACACTTGTCTGTGCTTATTACTACATAGCTCATACCAGATCTACTATCTCACAGCTATCCCCAGAGCAAGCCATCGTCTGCATAGATACTGTGTTGTCTTCACTCTCGTACTCATTAAGTAGCTCCCAATTAATATTAGCTGGCATCTTGGCAAGCATTTCTTCATACTCCTCTTGGGTGCAATCCTGATAAGGTGCTTGCTGATAAGTATGATCTGAGTGTGGCAGAAATGATACACCTGACATCTCATCGAAGTGTTCATAAACAAATGCACCCACAGCCATCCACTCAGCATCCCGTACAGAGATAGTAACGCTAGGCTTATGCTCACACCATGAGCGTTGATACGTCAGCCACAACTCAAGCTGCTCTACTGCTGTCATGTCGTTACGTGTAACTGCACCACTGGGAGACTTTACAGGAAAGCTGAACACCACAGTAGAGTCAGGCTTCATAACGCAAGGCTCATTAGGAATTTCCTGATCAATCATGAACTGTGTCAGAGGATCTTTATTGTCACCACGCACAGTACGAATATAATAGGGGCTGTGACGAGCATGTATTCCACTAGCAGAATCAACCAGTTGTGATACCGTACCCGAAGGTTTAACGCAGCTGATAGCAGCACTGACAGGGATGCCAAGCAACTCAGCCCACTCAGCGTTAGTAGCCACAGCGATGGATCGTAAATGCTCAAGTGTCTTCTCCAATCCTCTGTTTTCATGTGTCATTAAAGGGTTGTCCATGATGCCTGTCATAGACACGCCAAGCAACCTCTCTTCTGCTGTGTTCTTCTGCCATACCTTACGTAAGTAGGGAAACTTAATCATGGTAGACTGAATTGTACCCAAGATTGTAGCTAGGCGTACCTTACGTTCAAGATCATCAATGGTATCTGTAGCACGTACAACACACTCCGTTAAGTTACAAAATTGATACGGACGTAAAATTATTTCAGAACAAGGGTTTGTACCAAAATCATAGTTAGGATCACGCCTACCAAACTTAGCTGCTTGCTTCTTGGATGCTTCACGATTAAAGATGCCACGCTCACCAGACTTAGACTCAACCAGAGACAACCACTCACGCATGAATGTTTCCATGTCTGGCTTCTCACTGTATGATACAGAATTATTAGCCAAGGCACGGTGTCCTGCAGTCTCCCACCATTGACCTGACTTAGCATATCGCATACGATCATCACTAAGATTAGACAATGAGATCATAGCTGAACGCCTCACCCCACCCACGACAACGATCTGACCAATGAAGCACATCAAGTCGTGACATTCCATAGATGATAGCTTGCGTCCCTGTGCAGCCTTGAATGTAGATACAGCAAAGTTAAATAATTCTATAAGAGGCGCTGGGCCTGATGCTCTACCGCCAAACGTTTTAAGCCTTGCACCTGCAGGGCGTACCTGAGACACATCCCACTTAGGTATTTCACCAGCCCAAAGGAGTGCAAGAACTTGACGGAACCCCTTAGCCCAGCCTTCCTTACTGTCCTTAACGACAACGATAGACTCACTCTCGAACAACTCAGGCACTTCTGGGAGCTTGCTGATGAACTGGCGCTCAACGGAGAATCCAACTCCAGTCCCGCAGAGGAGAATGTACATAGCCTCGTCGAAGGACTTAGGGTCATCTACGGGTAAGTAGCTACAGTTGTAGCCTGCAGTGTTGTCACGATCAAGCGCTGGGCCTGCTGTCATCATTGCCCTCATAGATGGCATGATCTCTTGTCCAAGGATAGCTTGCTCAAGGTCTTTGATTAGGCTGTTCTTTACACCCCCTACTGCTTTAGCTACTACATTATTCATGTAGCGTGATACTGTCTCACTATATGACTCACGCCCTTTACCATCGAAGTATTTTGCGTACCGCGACTTGTGGATGAATGCTTGGTAATCTGTTGGTAATTCGTTGCTCATCTATTGTCTCCTGATCCTTTAATAACACCCCGTCTTGCACGGCTGTCTAGTTTGTCCATGTTAGCCTGCAGTACTTCTGTTAGGTCACTGTTAAAGTAATTGGCTAGGGCAGTAACGTAGAACACTACATCACCTAACTCTTTGACTAGTTCATCTGGTGAGACTTTTGTAGAATCACGCAGCATCTTCTTGATCTTCTCTGCTACCTCACCTGCTTCACCTACTAAGCCTAGTGTGTTCTCAACTAAGCGTGTCTCGCCTTCTGTGACGATCTTACCTTCAACCCAGTATGAATAATCCTGAGTATTAACGTCTGCCATTGCAGCGAATGCGTCTATGTCTTCCTGAGTAATCATTGTCTCTCTCTCACGTTTAAATTTTCTATTTCAATATCATCTATGTCATAGATAACATCTGTAATTAAGTCATGAATGTCTTGTTCATGATTATCTTCGTATGCAGATAGTATGTTATTACTGTCATCTATCTTAGCAACAAAGGTTATACTAAACTTCTTCATGCATTCCCCTCTGTCTTTGTCCAGCGTCCTAGCCTGTAGACATTACCTTCTACTTCAACGGTTCTATCTGCTTTTAACTCTTCTTCTGCCTCTGCGTATTGATCAGGAAACATGGCTTGCATTATATCTGCTCTTAAATCAACAAAGTCTTCCCACGCATCAGGGTAAAGCTCTAGGTATTTCTGTGCTGCAGACATGGTAAGCGCTTCATCTAAAGCTGCGCTCATACCATCCTCAGAACCAGCGGAACCAAACACCATTCCTGTTTTGATGTTACCAGTCCACTCACCTTCCTCAATTACAGGAGATAATATAATAGCTATATCACCAGGTTTTATCTCATAGCTCATCATTCTCTCCTCTTTACTTTGACACGTTGCTCTTTCATACGCTTACCCCTTTCCTTCAACCACTCTTCTGGTATCACACGGTGCGCCCATTGGAAACCCTTCTGATCACACCAATCGCAATACCTACTTCTAGCGCCCTTGTAAAGCTTTGAGTTAGCATTACTAAATACAAAACGAATATCTAGTGTAGGGTGCTGACGTTGTATCTCTATATGTTTACGTCTATCTGCAGAAGAAAACAACCCCTTCATTTCTATTATGATACCATTGTCTAATTCAAAGTCAGGTGTGTAAGTACGATACTTTAGATCCTCCCATTCTATCTTTAGCTTTTCATAGGCTACGATCTTCTGCCTGTCCTTGAGGTACGCAGCAGCCTCAACTTCAAGACCACTGCGATACAAGCGAGAGTTATGTCTTCTAGCCATCTAAGTACTCAGGTGCAATGTAAGTATAGTCTACCTCTTGTGGGTTCTTAGACTTACTAGGGATGCTAGGCCGTGGCTGCAGGCTAGTGTGGCACTTGTGCTTGAAGCTACAGAACTTACATGATGATGGTAACACCCAGTTGCCTGTCTTCTTACGGTAGAATGTCTCTTCTACTGGTTCATAGCAACGCTCAAACGGTTCATCGTTATCTATGTAATCAGCTAAGGCTTGAATGTCAGCCAGCACGGCTTCCCTGTCCACCTCAGAGGCGTCTAC